CGGCCGGCGATGGCCTCCCACGACTCGCCCTCTGCGTGCAGCGCGCGGTAGTTCTCGGCGAGGTCCTCGGGGATGGTGACGTCGGACATGGATGCCTCCTTGAGTAGGGCCGGGTTGCCCACCCCGAACGCCCGGACCGCCGAAGCGGGCCGGGCGCCAGGGAATGCAGCCCGATCAGAAGGACGGGGAAACGAGGCCGAACGTGGCGGTCGAGTCGACGCCACCGACCTTCGCGGCGGCACCGGGGTACCGGCCGGCGGTGAAGGCCATGTACGAGTACACGACCAGCGTGGTGGTGAGGTTGTTGCCGGCGGTCTGCTCGAAGGTGAGCTGACGGGGCATGCCGTCGCCGTCCTCCCACAGGTGCTGCTCCTGCAGGTCGAGGGCGAGGATCACGTCCTCGGAGTTGGTGCCGACGTTGGTCGGGATGTTCAGGTCCGTGAGGATCGGAAGACCCGAGTTGTGGGTGCCGACGTACTGCGAACCCGACGCCGCGTCCGCCGAGATCTGGCCGGGAGCCAGGATCTGCGCGAGCGCGTTGAACAGGCCCGTGTTGGCGACCTCCACGACCGGACGGTTGGAGCCGTCGACCAGGCCGGTGAACCACGCCCAGCGGCGCGGGTGCATGACCAGCGTCTTGGGGTAGATGCCAGCGCCGGCGCTCGTCACGTTGTAGACCGCACCGGCGACCTTCAGCGAGGAGTTGGCGGCACCGGGCACGGCACCGAACGCGGTTGCGGCACCGATGCCGGCCGTGTTCAGGATGCCGAGCGGCTGTCCCGAGGCGCCCGAGCCGTTGATGATGTAGTTGTCGACCTGGGCGCCGTGGGCGCGGGCGAGATCCTGGAAGATGATCGCGTCCATCGAGGAGCCACGCTCGAGCGACTGGCGGCTGACCTGCTGCTGACCGGCCACGGTGCAGACCGGCACAGTGAGGTTGGCCCACACCTCGTCGGTGGAGCTGACGGCCGTGTTCTCCGTGGCCTGGGCAGCAGCCGAGGCGCCGGTGGTGCCGCGCGGCACGACGAGGCTCATGCCCTCGTCGGGCAGCTCGTGCCGGTTGCAGACGTTCGCCAGCGGGCGGCCAGCGCGGAGCACCGGGGCGGCCATATCGACGAGGTACTGCGGGATCGTCAGGCCGGCGATGCCGCCGGTCGCCAGGGCGCGCTCGGACATCTCGCGCTCGACGGTGACCTCCTGGCCGTGGCGCGCGATGCGCTCCTGGGCCTGGATGTTGCCGCGCTGGGCGTTGAAGGCGTCGGCGAAGAACCGGGCCTCGCCGCGCTTGTCCTTGATCTCGGTGTAGGTCCGCGGCTCCTGGCCGACGCGACCAACCTGGTCGTAACCCGGCTTCTCGGACTCCTTGCCCGGAAGGGCGTCGGCGGCGCGCGCGGCGGCGTCGTCGCGAGCCAGCTCGGCCTCGGCGCGGGACAGGTTGACCTCGAGCTCATCGAGCTCCTTGTCGATCGCGGCCTTCGCGGCGCGGGACTCCTCGATCTTGGTGGCGTCCGGGGTCTCGGCCGAACGCAGCACGTTGAGCGCGTCGGCCATCTCGTTGCGGGCCGCGAGCTTCGCGGTCTTCTCCTCGCGCATCTGCGCGATGGACTGGGCGAGGTTCATGGTGGTGCCTTCCTGATGAGTGACTGGTGGTGTCGCTCGACGGACAGGCAGGCCATGTGGCGCGCGCGTGCGTGTTGCTGGCCGCTGCGTGATGCAGCGGACGATCAGTGGCGGTGCTCGACCTCGAAGTCATGCACCGTGCGGACTCGGCGGCCGGCGCTTGCGCTGGCCTCAACGGGCTCGGAGTCCGTGTCGCTGTCGGCGTCCGGGTTCGGTACGCCGAGATAGGTGGCGAGGGCCATCTGGGCGTTGTCGACGATGGCGTCAATCGCGAGGGCCGTGCCGTCCGCGGGGTCGCCGTCCGCGATGGGGTCGATGATGTTGTCGATCGCGGCGAACCAGCCGAGAGCCTGGGTCAACATGTTGACGTCCTCGGCATCGAGGGCGCGCGCGTGCTGCTGGTCGCGGATGGCAGAGGTGGCGAGCGGGTTGGCGCCGAAGTTCACGGCAGACACGTCGCCACGCTCGAGATCGACTTCCTCGATGCGGTACTCGGTGTAGTCCGGCGACCACTGGCCACGGACGATGCGGAACTTGAACGACGCCTCGGCCAAGTCACCGCGCTTGAGCGCCTTGGAGGTATCAGAGACGTCGTTGCGGCTGTTGTCGACGTTGGCGTCGTACGTCAGACCGGTCTCGTCGCCAGCCTTCTCTACTCCGAGGACCAGGGTGCCGTTGCGAGTGTGCGCCATCGGGGGGCCGCCGTTGCGCCCGTGGTTGAGGACGTACTCGACCAGCGGGTTGGTCGAAAGGGTCTTGTCGAATGCATCGAGAGAGACGACCTCGGTGTAGGGGCCGTACATGTCGTACATCTCGTAGCCGACCTCGGTTCGCGAGGCGAAGCCGATGTGGCAGGTCTCTTCCGTCCCATCGGCCGCAGCGCGGGCCACGACGCGAGGAGCCTCGGCCCGGACATATCCGCGCGGCACATCATCGGCTTCGGCCATGCGGCGCTGTGTCGGGCGGTCGGCGGGGGCGGCGTATCCGTCACGCCGCGCCAGGGCGGCATCGGCCATGGTCCTCATGCGGGCTCCTCGGTGGGTGCGGGCGTGGATGCGGGGGCGACGGGCGCCGCGTGGGCGGCGAGCTGGTCCATCTCGGCGAGCTGTTCGGCCGTGAACGGGGGCAGGTTCAGTCGGTTGCGAGCCTCGGAAGACGCGAGGAGTGGCTTGCCGCCCGTCATCTGCGTGAGCATCGAGGCCAGCGACAGCGGGTCGAGGCGAAGGATGCTGTCGGTGTCGAACTTGACGTACTGCGGCTGCGGCAGCGCGTTGGTCAGCGCACGCTCGCGGCGGCGGATCGAGGGCGCCAGGGACATCACCAGGAACTGCAGGTGCCGCTGCGTGATGTTGGCGTACGTGATCTTGGCGCTCGACATGGCCGGCGCGTCGATCAGATCACCAGGCACGCCGAAGAACCGGGCGATGTCCTGGACGCCGAAGTTCATCGTCTCGATGAACTGGGACTCGTTCGCGGCCGTCGAGAGGGTGTCGTACTCCCAGTCGGCGCCATGCACGAACAGGTCGCGGTTCGCGACCGCGGTCTTGAATCGCTCCTTCGCGATCTGCGCCTCGCCAGGGTTGATCGTCTTCGCCGTGTTCTTGAGGCGGCCAGCGGGGATCGACCCGTTGCCGAACCAGTCCAGGCCGAACTGCTGGGCCGAGAGGTAGCCGCCGATCGTGAACGCAGCGAACGCGATCGGAGACAGGCCGACCGGCGAGCCAGGCAGCGGGTACTGCCGCTCGTGCCACACGTCCGACGGCGCGTAGTCGGTGCCGTCGATGTTGTACGCCGTAATGATCGAGCCCTTGCCCTTGATCCGCACCGAGGACGCGGCGACTGGCGTCACGGTCTGGATCAGGCCCTGGCCGTTGCGGTCGTTGAGGCCGTAGCAGTTGCCGAAGCGGTCGAGGTCGATCTGCGTCTGGTACAGCCAGTCCTCGACGCCGAACTTGTCTCCCGCCGGGTTCTGGATGAACAGCGGCGCGGTCTGCATCGGCACGTCGATCCCGCCCTGACGGCGATACACGCCGGCGGGCATCGTCGAGAGCAGATCGGCCCGCAGGCGCAGGCACGCCCACACTGCGGAGGACCGCAGCGCCGACGTCGCATCGACGTTGACGGAGGCCACCGACCGTGGCCGGACCGGCACGAGCTGGTTGACGGTGTCGCCCAGATCGCGACGAGCGAACAGGCTCACGCGATCGTCTCCTCATCCTTCGGCGGTGCAGCGCGGGAAACGATCAGCGCCGACGAGGCGAGCAGCAGCACGGCGCCGATGAGGAGCGCGGTCGGGAGGCACCAAGGGGAAGGAATGGCGACGAGGGCCAGCGCCATCGCGGCGGCCGTGAGCATCAGGAGCCCTGCCAATTCGAGGCCGGTGGTG